TTACATTGGCGATTGAAAAGAGTTGTATTTGTCTATCTCTGTTTTTATCCATTCCCATAGCTCCGGCGAGACTATTAGCCGATCCGGGCTTATGCCACATGAGGCGTATTTAATTACATCTATCACCGTTTGCAATAGCTGTTCGGGGTCTTGCAACTCCATAGAGAGCCGATATATTATAAACATCGGTATCTCTATGTTAATATTAAAAATATTATGCTCCATATCATCGCTGTGTATTGTGCCCGCCGCCCGGATTGACGACGGGGTCACCATTGGCTGAAAATTTTACTAAATACAAGATTCTCCGCACTGAGCTGTTATCAAAAACTGAACATCAAAGGATTTTGGTGTATATTTTTTATCCATGCTTAAAAATGCCTCATATAGTATTTTAAGAGTGTAAAATGCCCCTGCATAGTCCGGCGGATATATATATTCCTCATCATCGTTTTCAAGAGCCTTACGGGTAATAAGGTCGGATATTATCATGGAAATTTTTGCTATCCCTTCGCACCAACCTTGCGGATTGTCAATTTCAACAAACAGCTCTAACAGCTTTTGAATATTGTACTTGTTTATGTTTTTACATAGATGTTGCAAACTCTTTACCTCATCATCATCTACAATTTTCCTTTTAATCTTATCGTCTGCCACAGATTGACGATATAGCCTATCTTCAAGCATATTCGCCCTTTCCCGTTCCTTTTCTGCTTCCTTGCGGAATTGTTCAGCCCCTATAAGAGCATCTCTTAAAGACTGTGTTAATTGTTCATTTGTGTTTAGTAAATCCTCTACGGTGGTGGTCTGTTTTAATTCATTTGTTTCCATATAATAAAAAGTTTATTGTTAACCTATGTTTGAAATAGCGGGAATCCTCCCGGACATGTCCGCTACCGGCGGACTGGGTTACTTTCACAAGCAACTGTCCCGTTACAAATTTAACAAATAGATACAAAAACCACCCTATTTTAGGGGATAGGGAACCCCGGAGCGGATAAACCGCCCCTTTTAGCTGCATACTTCTACCAAGTTCGCCCGCTTAAAAGAGCGATATTCCTGTCTCTCGGTGTCATAGTACGTTTGCAACGTCTCATTTGCCTTTCTTCCTGTGCCCTGCGTCGGCGGTAGTATAGACTCTTTCAGTGTCCCGTATGCCTCTCTAATCGTCCCGTCCACCTTGCGGAAATAAAACCGAACGATCCGATGTTTCATTTGTACTTTTAACTTCATATTTGCCCATGCCGTTTTGAGAGCCTCCGACATCGTATATCCGTTGCGTTTTACAAACTGCCATGCAAGGCTCATAATCTCGCTTAACTGTGTTCTGTTCCGTGTACTCATATCTTTATTTATTTTGTTGGTCTCTATTAAAGTGGACCGGTTTTTGTTTCCCCAGTGACCGGTCCACCGTCTCATGCTGTTTTGGAAGAGCAGCAATGTATTTCGTTTAACTTTGTGTATCAATCTCCGCAATAACGCCCGCTTTGGCTTCTGTAATACTCCGTTATCCCTCTTTCCATTGTTGCGTCAAATACAACCGATTCGGGCTTTTGTGCGGGTTCCGACTTTTTCATTAACCGGCGAGCCTCTTTTTCGGCTTTGCGGGCTTCCGCTTTCACCTTAAACCATGCGTTCCTCAAACAAGCACTGAACGACTGGCAGAACTCACGGCCGAGAACCGAGATAGAGCGTTTATACATTGACCATGCCATTTTGAAAAGTTGCGATTTGTCGATTTTCGTTTTCATATCCTTGTTTGTTTTTGTTTGACTTTGTTGGTACAAATGTATAGTTAAAACTAACGACTAACAAATAATTCGTTAGCTTTAACTAATATTTAACACAAAACAAACATTTAGTTAAACCATGTCAAATTATAATTATTGAGTAGTTATTTCTAAATTATATATTATTTATACTTATCTTTGCCGTTAGCAATAACTAAACATTATTTTTATGGATATTAAATCAGTAATTAAAATGCATGGCTATACTATTGAACGTATAGCGAACGAATGGGAGAGTAAACACGGCAAGTCAATAACTCGTGGCGCATTATCTCAATCTATTAACAATAATCCAACTATCGACACGCTACAAAGGATTGCCGATGTAATAGGATGCAGTGTCGGGGATTTTTTTGCGGACGAGCTAAGTAATACAATAGTTTGCCCTAAATGTGGAACCAAGTTAAAGGTAACCGAGTCAAAAGATTAAGCCATGAACGAGGAAATAACAAAGCTATTGCTTCAATGCGACACATTGAAAGCCGGTTTGTTGGGGCTGCGCCCATTACCACCGGATGCCCTGCAAAAGATAGAGAATGCGTTTGCCATTGAATATACCTATGAAAGCAACCGGATCGAGGGAAATACGCTCACACTGCAAGAAACGGAGTTAGTAGTGAACGAGGGGGTTACTATCGCCGGAAAGTCAATGCGGGAGCACCTTGAAGCGATTAACCACGTTGAGGCGATAGACTACATAAAGGACTTTGCAAAGGGAGGTATGGAAATATCGGAGCGCACAATAAAGGAAATACACGCTATTGTGCTACATGGAATAGACAGAGAGAATGCCGGACGTTATCGGGGCGTTCCTGTTATGATTTCGGGAAGTACACATGTCCCTCCACAGCCGTATTTGATACAACCACAAATGGAGGCTTTTATGACAAGGTTTGCCGAAATGGAGGAGAAAAGTATTCACCCGGTACTCATTGCGGCTTACCTTCATGATGAGTTGGTACGCATACACCCGTTTATAGACGGGAACGGGCGCACATCTCGGCTTCTGATGAATCTATACTTACTCCGCAACGGTTATACGCTGGTAAATCTCAAAGGCAGCAACGAGGACAAAATAAGCTATTACAAGGCATTGGAAGCCTCTCATACGGAGAACAACCCGGTAGAGTTCCAAAAGGTCGTTATACGGGCTGAAATAGAATCTTTAAGCCGGTATCTCTCGATTGTAGGATAGTATTGTCTGAATTTGAATTAAAGAGAATTAAGATTTTTATTACATTTGAGCATTCATTTCAACTTAAAAAATCGTATCATGAAAAAATTATGCTTCTTGTTGGTGCTTGCTTCATTTATAAGCTGTACATCAACCCCGCAAACGGACAAACAAGAACAAAAACAAGCCGATTCCCCCAAAAACGAACTCCCCAAAATAAACAAGGACAAAGGCGAGTATGGCATTTGGAAAGTCTCATATTACGTTGACGACTTTGGAGAACCGACAAAAGAGGGATATGTATTTACCCGTTGCACCGGAAAATTCAGCAATTCAGCAACTACAAATTCAGAGTTAGGTGTTGAGTTTATAATCGACGAATCAAATATTCACATACCTTTGTATGAATACAACAGGAACCACCCCGTAAAAGGCTATTTAAACACCTTCCAATTTAAGGCAAAGAGAAGCGACGGAGAAATTTTGGAATTTGAAACTCTTAACGACGAGTATGGATATAATTCTGTACGCACAAAATATATACAAAAACTAAAAGCCTTCTTACAACAGGGTAAGGGAGAAGTTAAATTTATCGCTGAATGTAGGGAGTCTAATTTGTTAAGTCAGTATGAATTTACATTGAAGGATATATCGTACTTGTCAGAGGCTCTTGCAGCCATAAAAAAGACAGAATAGGGTATATAACGCAGAGGTATTTTAGGGGGTATGCCGAAAATTTGGCTACCCCCTTCTTTTATACCTCATCGATGAGCGTAAAATAGTGTGGAAAATTTTCCGCACTTTGCCCATATCCATAAATTTACCCCTCATCGATCGACCGTTATAAACACGCAATTTCATGCGTATTATTTAGCCCGATTGCATTTCTATTAGACAGGTAAATATGTTTTATAACATATTTAGATTGTATTGATGTTCCCTCAGAATATCCTTTACATTGATTTTCAGCCATTTTACAAACTTACGGAGCCTTAAATACCCGTTTCCCCGGTATTATGCTTTTACATATACCATTTTTGGGGTATGTAAAATACATCTTTGATGAGGTATATAATTAAACATTTGATTCATAGGTTTTTCGGAATTCAGACAGGGCATTTATAAACTCTACCGCTTGCCGGCAACAAATGCGTAAAAAATATTCCGTTTTCCGGCAACATTTTATATTAAAATATTCCATTTGTTAGAAAGGAAAAATCCCCGCAAACTAATAATCAACATGTTACAATCTTAATGTTAAATCCGTAGATTTTACGGAATTAAAAAAACGCCCTTTTAAATCCCCCAAAAAGGGGTATTAAAAAACAGCACAAATATTTGCGTTATAAGAGCGTTTCTATATTTATTTGATAGCTATATCGGGAAAGAGGTAAAAATGCCAGAAAAGCGACAGAAACGGCAAAAATATAGGGTTAGCTGAATTTTCAGCACACCCCATTAGATCACATTCGAGTCACTCTATAACGGACTCCATTTTTTTTACAATGTAGTAAAATTGCCTCGGCTTTATATTATATTCCTCGCTCAATTTCTCGGCGATATACGTTACTTTCAAACAATCCCTTTTCATCGATAGGAAACGTTTGTACATGTCAAGGTATCGAACATCGTCCAGCCTAACCCCGGCACGCCTCATCGCCTCCAACACAGGACGGCTTATTTCCATACATTCGTGTACTTTCATTACATTCTCAAAAAAAAGCCCCCTATTGCTTGGCGTACATGGCAGGAGAAAAACGCCGATCTCGTGTTTCCACTTACACCACCATACAAAAGGGGGCTCTTGGTTTAGCAAAAAGAGATTACAATTAAATACAAATATACAAATTTCACATTACTCTTAAAATCATTTCCGCCCCTTTTTTAAAGACTCCGAAAACACCGGTTTATATCTTTTTTAAAGAGTCCGAAAAGTCCGGTTTGTCTCCTTTTTTAAAGAGTCAGAAAAGTCAGGTTTGTCATGCTTCATTTACGGGAAATATGTATCATAATAATTTAAGTAATTCACATTCTGAATAATCGCCCTGCGACCTTATAGAGATAATAGCAAAAAATGCCGCATATCGCTCTATATACACAGGTATCGAATAATCGATGTTTTTCAAATCTATCTCTGTAAGCCTGAATGTGTCCTTAATCACAACCGGGTATTTGATGAGGTCTTGATAAGAAGATAGACCGAAACGTGATACCCGGTTTTGAAATTTAAGGTCTGAAAAGTCCAAACGGGCATCCTCCTTGCCTTGACTGTCAAAAGAGATTACAAGCTGCATAATCCTGTCTCCGCAATCTTCAAGCTCCACGATCGTACCGTCGTCGCTCCATTTGAAATATGGAACGGCTCTCATGTCCCCATTGTCACCCCCGGCAGTATAAGGGAGTTTCAATAAGTCTTTTTCATAGTCGAGAGTCTTATTTTGTACAACCATATAGCCGTCGGCACTCTTGGCGTTCTCGTTCTCCTCGTAACGGAAATAGTTCTTTTGTGCAAAGTCCCCAAACGTGTACGAGGTCTCTTTGGCCGTCCACCCTGTCGGTACTAATTTCTTACTCCAATCGACCGCCTTGTCTCTATTGTCTATTATCTTGTTTACGGATATGAAAGAGACACCGGTATCGCTTTTTATGGCGAACAAGCCGAATAGCCAGCATATTTGCTTTATGAAATCGACAACCGATATATCCGGCAGGTTCGAGCCGATCGGGTAAACACCTCCATAAGCAACATCTTCGGTTATATCCGGGTCGGTTATCTTCACATAGCTTTTGATTGTCCCTAAGTTATAAATCAACGTTATTCGCATCTCAATATCGTTATATCCTTCCAAATCGATAGGAATACGGCCTTTATATCTGCAAACCCCCAGTTCATCGGCTTCAAGGTAATATGTACCCATAATGATATGAGACGACCTAACAAACATAACCTCAACCGCCTTTTGGGCTCCGGCTGGGGCGGTCGTCGATATGCACAAATCCAACTCCCAATCTTTCCAGTTGCTCGTATTGTGAATAATTATATCATTCCAATCGTGACCCGTGATAATCCGTATATTCTGAATCGCATTTACTTGCCTCAAATTAACAGTGTGGAAATCTTCGTGTATTCCCGTTATTTCCGCTTCAAACCAGTTGTATTTGGGATTTGTTTTCTGTGAGATGAGGGGCAAGTACAACAGTTCTATATATTGCTTATAACTGCCCCAATCCATTGTAAGACCGTAATATGAGGCTATTTCCTCCAACAGCCTCATGCAATTTACGGACGGGTGTATAAATATCTTGTCTCGGTTGGAATCCACATCTATACCCGCATTATGGCGGATATAACCGTGTGACAGTTGACCGTCAACCAGTCCGTTGTCGTATGTCGTAGAGCTATTCCACGGCAAAGCCATATCGGCAAATTCCTGTATGCTTTTATCATCGTTCATGAGCTGAATAAATTTCTCACTCATTCCCCAAGTCAAGGCCACATCAAACCCATCTTCGCTACACGATATAAGAACGGCTTTTGCATCGAACAGTTTTACCCCATTCCTGTAATACTCCGCATTGAAATAGTCCCTCATCAAGTAGCTCTCATGACCGGCAACATCGGGAAAATCCAACAGCCTTATATTCTTATTCGTCCTCGGTAGGGTTATCGTATAACTGTTCGAGGCTGTTATCTTGGAAATGTCCCCTAACAAATTGCTCTTGAAATTGAGTGTTATCTCACTGTCGCCCAAATCGACACTTTCACCCTTGATATATAGTTCCTCTTTCATATCTTTGTTATTAAATTTAACATCGCCTTATATGCCTTTTAGCCCGTTTGAGAGCATTTCTTTGTTCTCGTGTAGATTTTTATCACCAAGACAAAGAAACACCCTAAAACGGCTTATTTTTACTCTCTACCTGTCGCCCAAATTCTCTACCACATTAACCTGTGAGCCAACCTTGTTAATCTCCGTTACGGAAACGACCGGTTGAATCCCTTTTATTCCTTTGGCGACAGCCCTCGCAATCATATCTTCGCCCATTGCTTGGCTACCCTTTTCCACCACAATAGGCGCACCTCCGCCCGCTTGATTTATGTACGACAATATCGGGGAAAACATGGAGGTCGCTCTCGCCGTTATCACGCTCTCACCGTTAGACAACATAGCGGGTATGCTGTCGCTCGTTCCCGTGCCGGATCCTTCTACAAGGCCGCCTTTGGCGAACTTGGCCGAGTTGACTATACCGATAGCGGCCGTCATATTGGAGATTATCGTCGTTACCAACGTAGCTATCTCGGCCAACCCGAACAATCCCTTACCGGCAGAAGCGGCAACGGCACTCGATATGGCCTTACCCGTATTGATGGCTATCTCGGCAAGAGCAAGGGTCTTTGACAATATTGTAAACGTCTTATTGCTCTCTCCGAGCTCCTCGAATAAACCCGATAATGCTCCCGTGATTTGTTCGATAGCCTCATATTTGGTTCTTTGTATCTCTACCTCTCTATCGGCAATAGCCTGTTGTGCATCCAAATATTCCTGCTGGGCTTCGAGTTGTCGAGCTTTAAACTCGGCATCGCTTTCTCCCTCTAACTGCTGTAAGGAATCAAGCCGTTTCTTGGCATTTTCAAGCTCGACTTGCAACTCATCTTCTCCGGCTATCTTGGCTTCCGCTAACCTGTTAGACAGTTCGAGCTCTAATGCTTCCATAGCTTTCTCTTGCTTTTTCCGCTCATACTCAGATGTCATTTCGTCGAGTTTCTTTTGATAACGGTCCTCGATTAGCTTTTTCTGCTCGGTCGTAAGCTCGGTATTGGATAGCTCTATCTCCATTTCCTTTTTGAGCAACTTGGCTTTCAAATCATACTCTTGATAATCGCCTTCCGTGGAAAGTTCGAGTTTCTGCCGTATGTAGTCGGCCTCTTGCTGCAACTGGTTCCTCATCTCCTTTTCATTTACCTTAGCGAGGTCGGCGGTACGCTTTTTATTCAGTCGGTCGATAGTCTCGTTTACGGCGGCTTTGGCTTTGGGGGTCAAATTGCCCTCGGTTTCAAGGTATCTTTTCAAGTCCTCGATTTGGTCGTCATAGCTTGCGTTTATGGTGGCTCGCTGCTTTTCCGCACTGTCCTCGATGAGCGAGTTTTCTGCGTCTCTGAGAGCTCGCAAGGCGGCTATCTCTTTCTTTTGGCGTTCCTGTAACATCTTCATTCTTTTCTCGTTTTCTTCCCTCTCCTGACGGTTTAGTTCTTCCTGTTGCTTCTTCTTCCATTTATTTTGAGAATTCATAGCCGCCTGTTGTGAAGGTGTTAACCTGTTCGGATCGGTATCGTTGAGAACTTCCTCCTTTGGCTCTTGAATGGTAAATGTCGGCTTGCCTTTAAGTCCGTCCATGAGCCCCCCGACAAAATCGAACATTCCCTTTACCCTCTTTATCTGTGAGTTAATTGTTTTAACTATGTCCGTCATAGTTGCATTCCAACCTGTTTTTATCTTGGATTGCAACGCTTCAAACGTGCCGCCGGTTATGTCTGCAAACTCCGATATGGCGTTTTGAAGCTCTATTTCAGAGTCTATTCGTGCCCTCTGCAACTCTCCAAGCTCGCCGGAGCTTTTCATCACGGTTTGCATGCTCGTATCTATGTCCTTCAATGTTTTCAGATATTGAAGCCCGGCATCCTCTCCCGGACTTCCGAATATGTCGGCTATTGCGGCTCCAACGGCGGCAGAGTTTTCCGGCAGCTCTCCAAGTCTGGCCGATATTTCCCGGATAACATCGAATATCGTTTTGCTTCCGCTTACAAGCTCCTTTTGTACCTGCTTCGAGTCTAAGCCTATATTTTCCAACGCCGTGGACGTGGC